TGATTGCCATATTCGTGTAGGTCTCTGCGCTGGTCGTGACGGTGATGAGCTTCTTGCTCATATACAGCTCTTTGAGCTGCTTTACCACACGATCAACCCGGTCGTTCGATGAACCGAAGCGCTGCAACCAGGTCACGGGACGGTTGGATACGAACAGCGTAAGGTCTAACGTCTCCGGATTCAGGATGATCGTGTCGCTGACGGAAAACCCTGTTTCTACGGAATACTCCGGGACATTCGCCTCGTACGTTTCCGTGGAGCCTATCAGCGCGTCGAATTCGATGCCGTCAACGCTGACCGGCTGCAATGCTTTCCCCATGGCAATCACCTACCTTGCGAAGGCGATGGCGCGGGCCAATTCACTCGTCGCGTCGTCGGAGGCTTTCTCCATGGCGGTCGAGCTCTTTTCCTGGCCGGCGCGGTCGCCGTTGAACTGATTTTTGATCTCTACGTTTTGCGTAATGTTCTTGCTGACGCCGGTTCCAACTCCAGCTTTGGATGCCGTGTCTGCGCTCACGAGGTTCGCGTTTGCGGCCACCGAAATGTCTCCGGCTACGTCTTTGATGGCGGATGTGACCTTGTTCTTCGCCTTCGAGATGCCGTTCGCGAGGCCCTGCATAAAATCAGGCATCCAGTTCTCGTAGTCTGTCAGGGGCCCTTCGTCGGGCACCGAGAAATGGAGGAAGGACTTGATCTTTTCACCAACGCTCGAAACGGCTTCTGTGACCTTACCAACAGCTCCTTTGATGCCGTCTGCAATGCCGTTGATGATGTCGGCGCCCCATTGCAAGGCTTGCTCCGGAAGGGATTTAATCCAATCTATTGCGGCCTGGAATCCGTTTACGATGCCGTCCTTGATGGAGGTTACGCGGTCTACGATTGCGTTCTTGATGTTGTCGAAGATACCTCCGAATATTTCGGCGACCTTTCCCCATACGGCCTGGATGATGTCCCACGCCCCGGTGATGATGGTGGTAATCATTTCCCAGATAGCCGCAGCGAAATCCTTGATGGCCTGCCAGGCACCCTCCCAGTTGCCGGTGAAAACGTTCGCCAGGAAGTCGATCAACGCGGCGAGGGCGTCGAGGAACGGCTGAATGAGGGCCACCAGAGTATCCCAGATGATACCGAAAACCGTCATGATGGTTTCGCCCCAGGTGTCCCAGAAGGCCTTCAGAGCTTCAAATATCGTCTTGGCGGCGCCCGATAGAGCATTCCAAAGAGCAATGCAAAGCGTCTTGATTCCCTCCCAAATTTTTGAGAAGGATTCCATGACGGCTTCGCCGTTTTCGGCCCACCAATCGGACAGGGCTCCGAAGATCACCATCGCTGCCTGTTTTATGACATCCCACACCTTGAGCAGGAAGTCCTTGATGGCGTTCCACGCATTGAGTATGGCCTGTCTTGCGTTTTCGGCTCCGATGCCCGATTTGTCGAACAGGGAGCCTATGAGACTGTCCTCGCCGTTCATGAACTTGATGAAATCTTCAATCAGCAGCGCGATCAAAATGATAATCGCCGCTATGGCGAGCGCCTTCAAGTTTACCTTTTGGATGCCCTTTGCCATTGCGCTCAGGCCACTGGTGATCTTGCTGAAATTGAATGCGATGAGCAGCGCCCCAGCTGTTATTGCCAAGAGCTTGAGTACGCGGCCTGTCCCGCCGAGTTTGTCGTTGAGCCACACGATTCTGGTCTGAACCCTTCTCAGGACATCCATAACCTTCGTGAATCCCTTTACCATAATCGTGCCGATGCTTTCCGACAGCCCGAGGCTTTCGTCCATGTCAGCCACCCACAGGCCCCATTGGTTCCGGATGTTCGTGAGCGCGTCGCTGACGTTGTACCGCACATTGCCGAAGCTCTTCTGGATGGCGTCGGCGTTGTCAACAAATGCTGCCTTCAGGTCTGCTACGGTCATAACGCCGTCTGATGTCATCTGCTCAAGCTGGTCTGACGTTGTTCCGAGCCTTTGGTTCAGGAGGGCCACCGCTTCCGGTGACTGCTCAAGAAGCTGGCTCATGGTCTCGCTGTCAACGTAGCCTTTCGCAAACGACTTATTGATCGCTTCCATCAGACCGGCAATCTGCTCGTTGGTTTTGCCGGCGCTCTTGAACAGCATCGTTGCCGCGTTGTTGAACTTCACGGCCTCATCGACGTTGCCGAAAAGCGTCTGGTTTTCCATTACCAGATTCGAGATCACCTCGGCTGCATCCTCGTAGGAAGTCCTGGTGTCGTTGGCGGACTGGAGTATCTTCTGCTGAATCTCCGCCTGATTTCCAAGACTGCCGGTGGCGTTCTTGATCTGATCGTTTACTCGCGTGAATTCCTCGGTGATTTCGTTGAGCTGCGCGAGCGAGAAACCTATCCCGATGGCACCGAGGAGTTTCGTGGCGACGCTTTTCAGGGATTTGATGCTCTGCTCAGCTTTCGATTCCGAATTCTTGTCAACCTGGTATCCCAGGCTGAAAAACAGCTCTCGAAGCGTCATCGGATGCGGTCACCCCCTCCTGTCTTTGGTCGCATCATCGGCTCTGCCCCTTTCCACGTCCTGTTCCATTGCGTACAGGGCGTACAGTTTCAGGGCTTCGTCGAGTGTGTACGTGGTTTTTAGCTCGGTCATGGTAGCCAGCTTCGCCTTGATGAGGACGTACATTCTCATCTCCAGCTCACAGAATTGGCTCGTGTCTAACCGGCCATACTTGCCCCACTCGGCGCCGCCGTCTTGTTCCTCAGGGCAGCGATAGCAGAACCAAATCGGCTGCCGAGCTTCTCGAAAAAACCCTTGAAATTGAGCTTGATGACCTCAAACGCCAGCAGGAACATATCCTGCGTGTCGGTGCAGAACAGTTCGTTTGCGGCATCCTCGGTCAGGAGAACGGTCTTCCCTGTGGTCTGATCGTCAAACGAGACGTTTTTGTTGGTAATCAGCAGCTCTTTCAGGATGGATTCCAGCTTATCTCCCGAAAGCGCCGAGAAGGCCCCCGTGATTGCGGGGGCCGCCTCGTCGAGACTGACATCAAAAGCGCCTTTACCGTCTTCTCCGATCTTGTCGGCCAGCGGAAGCAGACCAGCGAGAAGCGGGGTGACGATAGAGGCGAGTTTGCCGCTGATGTTCGCGGCCTTGAACGCGGGGAACGGCCTGATGTAGAAGGTGTTCTCCCCGACGGTTACGGTTGTGCTTTCAAGCTGTTTCATGTTCTACCTCCGTTATTCGGTCAGTGTGGCGTCTCCGGTGTCCATCTCCCACTCGCGGTTGTTCGTATCTTTGCCGAACACTCTGGACGGAGGCTTGATTACCCACGCCGAGTCGGCGCTGAAAACGAGGCCGCCTTTCAGGTCTTTGATGAGAACCGCGAACAGACCGTCTCCGGTATCGCGGTCTTGGGCGTATCTCTCCTGAAGGTAGGAGTTGGTGTCGGACGTCTGGAGCAGCGCCACCTTCACCTTGTACGTTCCGTCGGGGCTGATAGCACGGGCAACCTCCCCGTCGCACCCGACCTTCTTTGCTACGCCGTCTCCGTTCGCCTCAATGGTGATAAACGAATCATCAGCGAAGCCGGTCACGATATGATTTCCGATCGCCATCGTGACTTCCTTGGGGTTGTAGGTCTTTACTGTGCTCACTGTCTAATCCTCCTTTACAGGGAATAGGTCAGGCTGCCTTTGAGCTCGACCGCATGGATGGCGCCCGCAAGCCTCGCTGCGAATTTGCAGTCGGTCAGCTTCCGGGACGCCTTCTGGGAACTGGTCAGGCTTGAGGCAAGCGGGACGCTCGTGGTGTACCCCGAAATGACGTTTCCGTCTTCGTCGTATTCGTCGGGAGCGACGCCGCCGTATTTGACGCCATCTTTCAGGGACGCGATCATCTGGTTCTCGACCAGAGCGATGCCCTTGTCTGTGTATGGAATCTTGGGATTCAGGACGAACAGGTTCGCCACGCGCACCTGCATATCGTTCTTCAGCCAGTCGCGGAACCGAATGACGTCAATCCATTCTCCAGCCAGCGTCTTCCC